CTACATTTGTATTTATTCATTATAACTTATTTTAGTCCACCATGCTACCATTATGAGGTTTTCCTGCTCTACCGAACGAATCCCTTATCAAACCAAGTTTTGTAACACCCTTTCCAGATCTTATTGCATGTTTCAAAACAGCTATCAAATATTTACCACCTATCTGTTGATCAGTTTCTTGTTTATCACTACCGGTGTTTGGTGAATCTATAAAAATACAATCACCTACATGCAATGAAAAGTCTGGTGCAATATCAACTTCAACAGATCCAATACTGAATTGATTATATCTTCTTATCGCTTGATTGAGTATACTCTCAACCTCAAACGCTTCCTCTTCATTTTTTTTAACTTGTTCTTTTACATCACCAGTTGGTAAAGTTCCTGTGTCCTTAAGCATGTATGTTGTTCTCGTGGATTTAACATTGAATTTATCATTAATGACAGGGAGTTCATCTCCTGCGTGTGTGGTTCCTTCTTCAGAGTCAAAAGCACTTTTTTCAATAACATTATACTGACAATTAAAGGGATCGAATACAATTAATTTTGTGTTGTAAGCACCCATTCTTAGTTTTTGATTTGCGATAAATCTATTATCAACTTCCATTTTAATTATTTTTCCATCATAACCCAAGGGTGGATCTGACTCAGCGGTATCTGTGAAGATGTAAGATTTTATATGTTTTTGTGCAAAAAGACTATCAATTGACTTAAAGTGAAACCCATCTGCCGTTTCAAAAAACATGTATCCAGCTGTCTCACCCCTTTTTCCGTCAACACTAGGAATACATTTTTTTGCTAACCAATTAATAGTGTAAATTGGTTTACGAATATTACCTATGAAATTATAGTTGTTACTTGTCTCATCAATGAACAATTCTTTTTCAGTTGCTAAATTATCTGTTAGTATTTTCTCTACATGTTGTGAAATTTTTCCATCATATCTTTTTTTTACCGCAGCATCTCCCTCCTCATTTCTAATAAACTCTTCAGAAGTTAATCTGAGTGCGATAGTTTCTTGTTGAGTATCCTTTCTTATTGGAGTTACTTTATTCACGTTTAAATTTACTTCTACCGTATTTTTTGATCCGTCTTCTAATATTAAATTAAAATCCTCTGTTCCAACAAGTGGAAGTCCCTCCATCAGTGTTTTTCCACGCACACCTCCTGCAATATTTCCAACGATTAAATCAACTTCTATCGTATCAGTAAACATACTCTCAGAGTATTGAACCTCTGGTGCGTTTTTTAATGATACTTTCAAACCATCAGTGTTTGCTAATATATCAGCTTTTTTAATAGTGCAGTTTTCAAATATTGCTTTACTCATTATCCCCTCCTATAATGCTGTGAATATAATCTTTTATCTTTTGGTTGAGAATTAATTACTATCACTTGTGGATCTGAATTTGTGACTGATGGAATTGGAATAGGTATAAAATCAACTCTTCCCTCTGTTTCATATGATGCGTACTCTCTGATAAGATCGATTGCTCCAGCACCGTCAGACTTATTTAATGCCATCAAAAATCCGGGATATTTGTCTTCAATCGCAGCGGTTGAATCGGCATCTAATACAAATTCTGTTCCTGCCTCACCTAATAGATATTTTCCATAATTTGCAAAACCACCAGCCTCTAACGCACCAGAGACTCCAGCTTTGATTCCTCCTCTAGTTATCGCATTTCCAAATCTTGATCCAACATCTACACCACCTCTTCTAAAAATTAAATCATAGAAAGCAGCACCAAGTAAATCACCACCAACACTACCAACCAATCCACCAATTAATGCACCAACAGGGCCTGCAACTAATCCAGCAACACCACCTATAATACCACCGATAATACTTCCAACTGCCATGAATGCTGCTCTGCCAACCGGTTCACCAAAAACAAATACGTCTAATAGTAACGCGATCAAATCTCCGATTAAAGGTATACCACTGACACTACTTCTTATGATTGATTTTGCACCTTTTCCAAAAGCACTTTTGGCAAGTTTTCTTCCACCCACTCTCAACATGCCTCTGTCAAGTATGCGATCAAAACTAAGTTGCCGACCCATCATTCCCCTTCTCATTGCAGGTGATGATTTGAATCTTTTTGCCCTATCTGGTTGAACTATGTCAGGATCTCCTAATTCTTTTTGAAGTTGAGAAAACTCTTCTTCATCAATATCGATTGGGAATTGATCGTCAAACTCATCAAGTAACGGTTCTAATAACCTATTTTGTTTTGCTCTTGCCACTCTTGTTTGAAGAGCAGTAACAACATCAATATCATCAACATCATTCATTAAAGAACTAGCTACTTGCAGTCTTTTTCGACCTAAAAGATTAGCTTTAAATTTAGATAATCTTATCTCATTTTCCTCAAGACTTAGACTAGGATCAAATTTAAAAGAAGATAAATTAACAGCAAGTGAATCCTCTCCCCCCAATCGTTTTATTATCTTTTTTCCTCTTGGTGTCACTGATGTTGGCACATATACACCGGGAGCAGATTTTCTTCTTTTACGAAAACGATTCACACCCTCACCACCTGTGCGGTCAAGTTCTTCTAAAGTATCAATGTCCATTTCTGCTTCTCTGATTCTTAAATCAGATTCAGTAACATCTATTTGTCTAATCCTTGCCTCTCTCGCAGCGAATATATCTTGCTTTGCCTTTAAATCCGCTGCTTTTCTCTGTGCCTCTACTTGTTTTGCCGTAAATCTTTGACCACCCACTGCTCTTCTTATTCCTCTACCAGCGAGAGTACCACCACCTAGAATAAAAGCAGCTTGAATTAACGCATCAACAACGCTTTGCGCACCACCTAAAATTTTACTTTCTGATATATCACTCTTATTAACTTTTCTTTCGATCTCTTTAAATTGCGATCCACTTTTCGACACCACCACATTTAATGTTGCAAAAGCAACACCGGTGATCGCAAGAAATGGATTTGTTAACTTTTTAACTAATAATCCAACTCCTAATAAGCTCGGAGTCAGTCCGAAGGCAACAGATCCAAGAGATCCTAATATACCTTTGAATACTGATCCAAGTAATCCACCAAGACCAGATTTAGGTTTTTTAATTTTGTCTTCATCATCTACACTGTAATTATTTTTTATATCATCTCTCTCTAGAAGTGTCTCTCTACCAGATCTTATTCTTCTCTCCTCTTGTTGTCTTATGATTCCCTCTCTTACTTTCGATAATACTAATCTTTCTTTTAAAATATTATCAATCTTTACTACAGTTCCTCTAACAACATTTAAATCAGATGTCGCTGTTAAATTTAATGAATTTCCACTTGATCGTCTTGGAATTAATTTACTGCTGTTAATCATGTTATGTCACCATTCCTAATGTTTCTAATTTGTTTAGATCAACAGGATTTAAACTTATATCGATGACATCATTTTCAGTCTCTAAAGTTTCAGTTGGCGTACTTAATTTACTCAATACATCATTTATTTCACCTAACCCTTCAGATGATGGAGTAGATGTTTTAGAAACTGGCTTTAAATTTTCATTATTATTATTCTTTTCTTTTTTAGGTTTCAAACCACCAACAAAATCAATAAAAACATTACGTAAATTATCAAAAAATTTATTTTGATTTTTAGTTGACATTGCAAGTTTGTCAAAACCTCTCACACTTCCTATATTTTTACTTAAATCTTGATTTGTAACATCATCAGCATTAAATAAAACTGTATTAAAGGTATCCTCTACCGTAGGTGTGCTAATATTTTCAACCTTTGGTATATTCGGAACCTTCATCCCCTCAGCTGCGTATGGCATTCCACCTCTATAACTTGGTCTTCCTGTTCCACCAAATTTTCTGTTTAAATTTAACAAATTAGAAGCACCAATTCTTTGAACCGCTGGTTTGCTGATAACAACCTCACCGGGAGTTAGCATGGCTGGCACTGAATCAGTATTTCCACTTCCAAAAACAAAACCACCAGTATTAAATCCTTTAAATTTAAAATTCTTTATCACATTTTTAAAAGATCTAAACACATTAACATCTAGACCTCTAGTTTTTCCTGCGTCTTTCAATCCACCTATTGTACCAGTTCCAACAGGAACAACACCAAGACCTATGGATGCTGCTCTAATTAAATTAGTAGCGAGTGTAAAACCATTTGTTAAAATAGCTAAACCGATTGCAGCTGCACCAACTCCAGCAACAAGAATAGGGAAAAATGTTTGAATAAATCTTGATAAAAAATTAACTATCGCAGCATTTCTTGGATTTGCAAAAAAGTTGAGCAGCCTGATGAGTAATCTTCCTGCAATTAAATTAAATATACCACTTAAAACTCTTGAAAAAATGCTACGAACAGGTTTCAATACCCTGTTGACTCCTGAGTTAATTAATTTTAATCCTTTCTTATCTAGCTCTAATCCAGATTCCCTTTTTTGTCTTCTTTCATTCTCCAATCTTCTCTGCATATCAAGAAATTTCTCATATTCAAATTTTTCTTGTGCTTGAAGAGTTGCAAGTATTGACATCATTGTTTCTTTGATGTCCATGATGCTTTGTTCAACACCTTTTACTGATCCACCGGATAATGAGGATAACATTTGTCCAGTATTTATTCTTCTCGTTCTTAATATATTTGTTATTAAAGTTATCTTTCTTGCATTTCCCTCTACTGTTGGTTTTTCATCCCTTCCTAAAAAACTTGACGCAGAAACTCTTCTTGTGGTTTCTCTAGGAGATCCACCAAGTCTTGACATATTATTGAGAAAATTCTCATATGCTGGATTCATTTCATCCATTCGCTTGTCTTTGTTGCTCCTTTAATCTTTCCTCTTCAAGATGTGATTGTAGTAATCCAACATAGATGTCTCGTTCCCAAGGCATCATGTTTTCAATCTCTGTCAAACTATATTTATGGTACTGCATCATGGCAAAATTTAATCTGAAGTAGTTCTCCAGATCCATGTGAGCCATGGCTAACCGAAAAAAGATGCTAAACCCTCAAGTACCACATCACTTTCAACTTTCGTTTTTGGATTTACAATTTTTATAGTATGAGTTAAGCGAGGCATTGTTTCAAAAAACTTTTCAACTTCTTTGAATTGTGTTGAGTTCATTGAATCTAAGAAATCAGATATTTCTTTTTTAGAACAATCTGATGCTGCCCAAACTTCATCTTCATTGTATATTTTACTAATGCAAGATCCAATTAATTCAAAAGATTGTTCCATTGGATTTTTAGTTGCATCATTAGGATCAAAATTATTTTTTATAAATTCATTAAGTGAAGGATACTTCAGCTCCATCATCAAATTTTTATCAAGTTTGATTCGATTTGAATGACCTTCAGGTTTCTCAACTTGAATATCATCAAGATTTACATTAACACTTACCTCTGTTTCATTATCATCTGGACATGTTAATTTAACATCGATATCTTCACCAACTGATTTACCTCTTATATTTAAGAACAAATATTCAATATCAAACGTTGGGAGTGTTTCAACTTTTATACCTTTAGTTAAGACGCAAGAACGAATCACAGCTTTGATGGCATTTGTAATTTGTTTTGTATCCTCACTCTCAAGTGCAATGACAAGGAGTTTTTCCTCTTTAACTAAGAATGGTCTATATTGAATTGTCTTTCCGGTTGATGGTAATTCAAGTTCATAACTTGGCGTTGCAATTTTTGGTAACGGCATAATGTTATAGTTCAGTAAGTTTATTTAGCACCTATCTTGTAAGTGCATTTATGAATCTTGGAATGACCCCTTGCGGTGCATCCTCAATAAAATATCTTGAATAAGCCATGCCAACAGTGCACTTAAGTAAATTTGAACCATCATATGATATCGGCATTGAGTTGATAGCAAGTGGAAAACAATTAACAAATTTATATGTCAGTGTTTTTGTTTTTCTCCTTTCGTCAAGATTTTTTTCAAACTTTGTTATCTCTAAACCACCACGATACTCTCTTGGAAATTTAACTCTATAAAAATAACTCTCCCTTTCAGCACCTCCATTAAAATTTGGATCATTCTGATTTGTAGTGTTTGTGATATAATTCATCCATGCCTCAAAAAACCTGATTGGAAGATACTGATCTGCATCACAGTAAAATGTTAAATTAATTTGATCATCATAACCTCTACGATAAACATGTCTTTCTCGGACACCCGGAAAGTTATTATTTAATTCTGCTGTTAAGAGTCTTGAACCCGGTAAAGTAGTGTCTGAACATAAAATATTTAATCTATCTTGATCTAAATTAAGATTTACTTCCTGACGATATCTTCTAAACCCTGATGACTGAAAAGAAACCGCAACCTGAAAGTGAGAGGTAGTTGCTGGATTTAACAACTGTGCCTTTACTTGTGATATTGATTTTCTCTGTGGTGAGATGCTAGCCATTTATAAATATAGATTGACCTTGTATATTATGTAGGCAAGTTATGGGCGAGAGTATCAAAAGTAAGTATACTCCTGTGTATCCACACAAGTATAAAGGTAACTCGAAGATGATTATATGTCGAAGTAGTTGGGAAAGAAAGTTTTGTCAGTGGTGTGATATGAATAATAGTATTATATCATGGGCATCTGAGGAGTTTAGCATACCATATGTTTCGCCAAAAGATAATCGAGTTCACAAATATTATCCAGACTATTTAATAAAAGTAAAAGAGAAGAATGATATGATAAAAACATATGTTGTGGAGGTAAAACCATACAAGCAAACAAGACCTCCAAAACAAAGAAGTCGTAAAACTAAATCATACTTAACAGAATGTGTTACCTATGCAGTCAATCAGGCAAAGTGGAAAGCTGCAAAAGAATTTTGTGAAGATCATCGCATTGAATTTAA